TGTTAGATTAACACAGTTACGACAATCAAGTATGGTAAGTCTTGGAAGCATAGGAATCTTTGTTAGATTAGTGCAATCCGTACACCAGAGTTTAGTTAGTTTTGGAAGTGTGGGAATCTCTGTCAACTCCAAACAACCGGTACAACAAAGTTCTATTGTTGTTCTCTCATCATAATTTCCTTCGCAGATACGACACATTTGTAACTCGTGAAATACAGAATAAAAATCATTTTCAAAGGTTACACCCGCTTCGACCTGCCCATGATTATCAAATTGAAAAATACCATATTAATTTAGAATATAGTGGAAAATAATGGTAAACTCCTGGACAAAAGTTTTCTATGGATATCCAATCACTGCCATCAGTGAAGAAGATCTACATAAGATTGGTGTTGAAGACAACCGCTTCTTTAACCCTGGAGGAAGATTCGAACAAGAATGCGTCCAGAATGCATTAGGTTACATAGTGTACAAACCTATCACAGAGATGGGTTACACTGGTGACGGTCCTACAGAACCATGTGAATCCAAAGTTCTGCGCAAAAGCGACCGTCGTCGAGCAGAAGACTTGTTGGTCAACCTGCGAAAAGAGTTCCCCAGTCTGAAGACAGTTGAGAAGATTCGCGTGATCGTAGCAACCATTATTGATATGTAGACCTGCCTATGCTTATCAAATTAAAAAATTTGATAAATTGTTTGTCCTGTTTCGTACCTGTCAATTTTCAAGTGATCTCTCTATCATTCGCTTACACGCTTTCCCTCCCCACTGATTCGGACTGTAGAACCACTCTGCAAACTCTTTTGTCTTTATCCATCTACTAAAGCGCCAATACTTAAGATTGTTTCGGCAAAAGCGCTGAAGGCATTTTAGCTTCTTCACGTTAGAGTTGAAGGATGGATTATTAAATTTTATCCATGGACAACCAGCACAGCAACATATAGTAAGCGAAACAGAAATCTTCGTTAAACTAGTACAACCACGACAAAAAAGTCTGGCAAGCTTTGGAAGCTCGGGAATCTCTGTTAGCTTAGTGCAATTCCAACACCAAAACGAAATAAGATTTGGAAGCATAGGGATCTCTGTTAGCTTAAAACAGTCACTACAGTAAAGACTGACAAGTTCTGGAAGCATAGAAATCTCCGCTAGGCTAGTACAACAACCGCAATAGAGATCGGTAAGTTGCGGAAACTCAGGAATCTTTGTTAGATTAATACACCCATGACCATCAAGTCTAGTTAGCTTTGGAAATACAGGAAACTCTGTTAGACTATTACAATAACGACAATTAAGATTAGTAAGTTCTGGAAGCATAGGGATCTCCGGTAAATTAATACAACAATCACAATCAAGTTTAGTAAGCTTTGGAAGCTGGGGAATCTTTGTCAGGTTGATACACCTATAGCAAAAAAGTTCGGTAAGGTTTGGAAGCATAGGAATCTCGGCTAGATCAGTACAATAAGAACAGTTGATGGAAGTCGTATTCTCGTCATATTTTCCTTCGCATATGATACACATTCTGTATTCTATACAATACAGGATCAAAATCAATTTATTCTATTAGGAGCATTCACATCGAAGTAATACTTCGTATATTTGTGGACATCGTCTCTGCCCATTAGCTCTTTTTCGGTCATCCATTTGATATCTTCATGCTGGATTTTGAACACGTTTTCTTCGAGACCGAGAACGACCAGATCAAATGCTACACAAACGTAGTGTGTAGGTACAGATTTGCCATAATTGTCCACAGCATTTAGAAAGTTATCCTCATAAATATGATCGGAAATACACCTAAAGTTTGCTGTATAATCACAATATCCCAGCTCACTGTGAACAACTCGTGCTAAGCCGTCTTGTATGGATTCATTCTTGAACACTCTACCTCCTGGCACGAAATAGTATCCTTGTGCTGGTCTGTTTCTACGTTTACCGAGAAGAACATTTCCCTTATTGTCCCTAACCACCAGATCGATGGAAACGACTTGAGTCAGTTTTATAGCTGATAAATAACTGGCCGGAGAAAGCATTTATTTATAGTTGTCTTGTTTTAAACAAAGAATGAGTGTTTCAAACATTATGGATTGGACAGATTACGAGTTAGAGACACGTCACAATTATATTCAACAACTCTTTCCTAGTAACCTGTCATCACGTAAGCTGAAAGAGTACAAACATAATGAACAACTACGTAAACGTGTAATCGGAGCTACCATACGAATGTTGCTTTTCTTCGGTTTTTCTATCGATGTTGATAACTGGAGCGTAAAGCAGGTTAAAAATCTGCATCGCTCGGAGAACGGGCATACGATCGGTTTGTACTCTCCACGAAACTATCCTCGCCTAACTAACATAATGCGATTCCTGGTTGAGATAGGCATGAATGAACTATCAGCACTGGTATTTTTAGCTCTATGCCATGCTATGCAGGATGATCTTCAGTTTCGGAAAATGATTAAAAAAATGGGATACCTTTCCACGTGGATGAATACACAACCCTATCTAAGAAAATACCGTGATAGATATGATATTAACGAAATGCAGTTAAAAGATGACACGAGTTCTACGAGTTCCACCACGAGTTCTACGAGTTCCACCACGAGTTCTACGAGCTCCACGAGCTCCGAAAAAGAAGATGTCGAGTTTGGAGGCTGGGTCGTTGATAGTGATAGTTCCGATGAAGATTCTCCATTTCAACAAGCGTGTGCCGGATTTAGAGGCTTAGACTATACAGGAAATAGTTGTTACCAAGACAGCGTTCTTTTGGCGTTATTTGCTATTTCTAATGAAGTCATTACAAGAGAAATTCTTAAAAAAGACACCAGAAAAATTAGCACATCGGCTAAAAAGTGGATACAATGTGCAGATGATGAAAGGATCGATTATAAACGACGTCACGCTATACAGAATGAACTCATCCGCATAACCGCCTCTTTAAGAGGATTAGAACAGACTCGTTATTGTTCAAATCTTAGAAGACTGATTCAAAGGTGTCCAGGCCAACAGGAATTTCACGGTACGGGAACACAGGATGCAGGAGAGTTTATGTTATACTTATTTAACCTCTTCCAGGTCAACACCATCGTAAAGAAAAGAGTTACGATGGTAACCAACTCTCTTGTTGATCCGCCAGAAAATACACTCACGGTTAACGATACTGTTGATGTATCTACGCCATTGATCAACATTCATCCTCGCAGTCTGGTCGGAACGTCTAGCGTAAACGTACGGCAGTTTATTGAGCATATTGATGATGCAATATTTAGCGATGATAATCTGTATACTGAGCACACGACAGGAAACTTGTATAGACGACGTATCGAGACAGACGTGATAGTTTCGGCTTCGTACATCGTGTTTAATGCACAGAGAGTATACTACGATCATGTACATAATCATCAAAAGCGGGCCACCACGCGTGTAGATTGTCCAGAAACTATTCAGGTAGGAGATCGCAAGTTATCTCTCCATGCTATAATTACACATATTCCCGCCCATTATACTTGTTATATTAGGTGTGAAAGGAGATGGTTTTGGTACGATGATAATCCGGGAGGCCATAGTCATAAAATCAAACATATCGGTTCCTACGAAAAAATGCTTAGACATAATCCTGATCCAAGGAGAAATGGAACTTTATTTTTCTACGTGTAATGTAAATTGAAAAACATTTCATCTCCATTCATACTATAAATGGAGTTTCTTCCAAACGAGTTGATTATCTCTGTTATCGGATTCCTAGCGAGCAACAAAGAATCACGCTCTCTTATTCAGGCGAGTAAGAAACTGTACCGAATCGGTCAGGAGCGTGGATATCTTAAGCGTATATCTTTTCCAGGCTTTGAAGATTATGAACAGCACAAGGAAACAGTAGACTGTATTCATGTCACTCGCTCTCTCACTCCTCCCGCATGGACACGTTCAATGTGCTTCACTCATTGTGGATACCCAATTATATTTACACCAGAAACTAAGGTTGATACGAAAAAACTGGTCTACAAGACCTATGAACGTGGAGAATTTCGCATAGACTGGAAAATGTTTCCCAATCTATCTATTGTAATCATGGCTGTCCACTCTCTTGTCGATACGGATTTCTCTCCCCTGACAAAACTACGACTATTGTATATTAAGACACATACTGGAGAGTGGAGGAAAAATGTTACTGACAAGGAACCCAGATTTGTGTCCATTACTGGACATGATGACGAACCGGATGTTCCATTTTTAGCTATTCTCAATGCGGTGAGAAGGTAAAAAGTTTTTAGACATAATAAATTATCTAAAAACTCAAAGCTTATTTCGTCAAATCGATTTCGTCCGGCACATCCACGTGGCGTGATGTTGCACGGTAAGCTGATGCGGTAGCGCTGAGTTGCCTCATCGCTGTCAGTAGACCGCCACGACACTTACCGAAATTGGCACACTTTTGAGCCTTAGCTCCATAGCCTGACCCAACAGAAAACGCGTCTTGGTCGGCAGCCAGATACACCACCTGCCAGTTGTTTTCCTTCTCCATTTTCGCGAGAAGATGGGCCACTTCTTGTTTAGAGGTGCGAAACTCTTTGTCCGTGGGTCCATCACTCGAGTTGTCCAAGCCATCTGTGATGATAACAAAGACGACGTTTTTGTCACGCCCGGTGGCAAGCTGGTTCTTCACTGCAAGGCGAATCGCATCGTATAAAGCCGTGCAACCGTTAGCAACGTAGTTTTTGTATTCCTGAACATCCTTAAGTAGAACGTTAGTGTACACTGTAGTCACATTCTCATTAAACGTGTAAAACGACGCATGAGACTCATCTCCACCGACTTTTTGCTGGTCACAAATGAAGTTATTCCACGCCTGCGGAGGCTCCGAACCCATAGTATCCATACTTCCAGAGCAATCAAGTACGCCGACAATATCGGCTGCTTTACGTGTTGTTTCAGTCATAATTGCTTTCATTCGACGAATTATTTAAAAATTCATTTTGCTAATCCTTGCGAAGGCGTGTTTATATTTTTATTAGCCAGTTTTCAATTTAATCACCTCGTCCTTTGAAAAAGTTTTTGATCCGTCCATAGCCATCTCGAACGTCAGAGTTTCCTTTCCCCAGTAACTAGGGGTGAACTCGTTGCCATGCCAGTCTTCTCCTGCTCCTAGAAAGGGTAAAACCTCGTCAGAAACATCTTCCCAGTTTTCATCTGTAACTAGCAACACCGATGGCGGTCCACGATGTGGTGTAATCGAGATTGTATACATACGCCCTTTATGCATATAGCTTATCTCTACTGTATGTTTGTCACGGTGGTGTATCGTGTTATTAGCCCACTGGAGAAAATTTATCCAATACATTTTAGCTATCATTTTGATACTGATCCAAACAATCATACCAATAGTTTTATACTTTGTTTCGACAAGGGCATTTACACGGCGAAAATCATTCCACTTCTTCCAGACGATAGTATGACCATCAAAGGCCCAAAATAGTAATCCAACGCTCAATAAAATGGCTAAATACATTTTATTGACAGCCCCAATTCTATAAATCTAATAGTAATGCCCAAGCAAGACAATAACCGTGTCCAAACGGATGTTTATCATCGTTAAGCATGATGTGAAGATTTTCCTCGCTGGCTAACATTGTATCGTTCACGATAAAGTCATCATTCACGCCGTACTTCTGTTGGTAGTAAAACATACTTTCCTGGTGTGGTCCGTCAACCTCGATAATGAGCAGGTTTTGACCCTCTTTCAGCATTCTTTTGAGTCTGGCAAATTTTGCTTCCTTTTTAACAGCGTTAAGATATAAAGGAAGATATATTTCCTTTCTAGCATCAATATAATCCAACTCTAGATACTCATTCTCGCCGATTTTGTGCAAAGCTGTTCTAACATGTGTCCTATGTCGAAAACCAACCGGATATCTAATCGGATCGGAAGCATTCATTCCACGTTCTCTCCAACGCCAATAGTCCTGTGTCGGAGAACCGGTATCATTCACATGACGCTCAGCTTTGTGTTCCCAAATCACCCTTGAATCGTATCTAGAGTAGGTTTGTCGAGAGTAAGGAACATGATCGTACAGCTTTGAAAACTGCCAAACATTCTCGAGAATCTGCCCCTTCTCATTCTTAAGACAGTAAGGAGAAAGCTCACCGTAAGCAGTACTTTTCGTCATACAGATAATCTGTTTAAAGTTTGGATAGCTGGGATCTCCACAACCATACTTTCTTCGACCGACACGAATCATTTAACTTATTTTAAGGCGAAAATAAGTTTCAATTATACTTTTCCAAAAATTAGCTTATTGATGGTTGTATTAACGCAAAAAAGCCTGTGAACCAATATGGCAAGAACGAGTAAAGATAACAAGATGATCCAAAAGTTCCACCGCTTCTTAGCTAGAAAATAGATACCAAATGCAAGTGCTATGGTCAGTAACAGATCAACGATAGCGATACCGAGAACGTGAAAATGTGCCCCTTTACCGGGTTTTCCCAATGCATTTCTGTATTTACACAACGACATTTATCTCACACAACATTTATAGCTGTATACATCTCATTATTTTCTATCAAGGGTTCTTCCCGCATCTTTTCCAGAATGTATCTGTTGTTGATGATGGTCGATGTGATCATGTTGGCCAAATTTATCGTCGCTACGAAAGAAATCTGCGATGTGAATCCTATCAGAATGAAGACAAGATCAAACTCGCTATAGGTGTTAAACTCGTTGATAATGAGCAACGAGGTCCATCTAGAGTACTCCATATTCCTATTCTTTGGATCCTGAACAGAATTGAGAATCCAGGGATACACAACGGAGTTCACCCAGTTGTTGATCAGTTGGTGAAAAAAGATCAATACATGAAGGGCATAAAAAGTCCTTTCCGACGTGATATCATGGCCAAAAAACTTGATCGGCGGACCCCAGTTAAAAAAGGTGCTGTTTTCGTAAAATCCTTCACCGTACAGAATGAGACCAATGAGAAAGATGTAGATGTATGCGATATTTATCACCAGCAGAGGTGATGACAATCGTCGAAAGTGAGACATGTTCTAAATAGAAAGAATAGTTAGAACATTTTCAATTTATTTCTCTTGCTATTATTTGTTTACACACTTTCCCACCCCACTGTTTCGGACTGTAGAACCACTCCGCAAACTCTCTTGTCTTTACCCATCTTCTAAAGCGCCAATAGCGTAGATTGTTCCTGCAAAACCTTTGAAGACACTCTAACTTTTTTACATTGGAGTCGAAGGATGGATTTTGGGGTTTTATCCATGGACAATTAGCACACCAGAGTTCATAAAGCTTCGGAAGCTTAGGAACCTCTGTTAGAAAAGTGCAATCACGACAATGAAGTATATTAAGCTTCGGAAGCATAGGAATCTTTTTTAGATAACAGCCACTACAATAAAGTACAGTAAGTTCCGGAAGTGCGGGAATCTCTTTTAGATAAGAGCAATCACTACAATCGAGAAAAGTGAGCTTTGGAAACATGGGAATCTCTGTTAGATTAGCACAATGACAATCAAGTTCAGTAAGATTTGGAAGCATGGGAAGCTCTGTTATACTAGTAGTAGCACAATCAAGTTTAGTAAGGTTTGGAAGCATGGGAATCACTGTTAAACTAGTGCAACGCCAACAATAAAGTTTAGTAAGCTTTGGAAGCGTGGGAATCCTAGTTAGGTTAGGACAATTAAAACAACGGAATATAATAAGTTTTGGAAGTAAAAGAACCTTCGTCAAGTTAGTGCAACCACTACAAGAAAGTTCAGTAAGCTTTGAAAGCGCAGGAATCTCTGTTATACTAGTACAATTCCAGCAAAAAAGTTTGATAAGATTTGGAAGTGTGGGAATCTTTGTTAGATTAGTACAATCAAAACATTCAAGTTTAGTAAGCTTTGGAAGCATGGGAATCTCGGTTAGATTGGGACAATTAGCGCAGTTAAGTTTAGTAAGGTTTGGAAACATGGGAATTTCGGTTAGGTTAGGACAATTGGAGCAATCGATAAAAGTAAGCTCCAAATCGTATTTTCCTTCACATATGATACACATTCTGTATTCTAGATAATGCAGAATATAAAAATCAATTGTTGTGGCACACGGTACAGATATGATCATTTCCTGGTTGTTCTGTTGCTAGAGTCATTTTTCTGAGATTGTGTAGCCCAACCTCGTTGGAAAAAGCGAGAGATATGGGAAGGTGACAAAAGTGGCATGAGTCACAAAATCGTCGCCTACAATCAAGGCAAAAAGGAGCGGCCATGTCACCAAAGCGTTCTTTAGTAGTCTGGACGTATTTCTCGTAGCCTGGAGATGTCTCGACTCGGGGTTTCTGACAACTGGGACAAATATTATCGTGAATGTACTTAGTCATGTCCATAACGACCGAATCTTTGGGAACTCTAGGTACAGTCCGCAGTAGTTCAATGAAACCCTTCCACTTCTCAAAATCAGTTGGGAACACGTCACAGTTCTTAACCGCGTAATTCAACTTGTCAGGATCGGTTGGATTTTCCCTAACTAGTTTCTTGAGCAATGCATACCTCTCAGGATCTTCCCTGATGGTATACAATCTTTCCATAGGAGGAGCGGACTTATTGTACTCGTCTTGGCACTCGTTAATAAATTTGAGAACGAATTTCGACATTCTTATAATTATTTTCATAGTATGTCGAAATTTCAATTTTATTTAGCCTAGTTTTACTTCATCTGACCATCCACTCTTCAGAATCGCATAATCTACTTCGTCCGTATTGCCACACTCGAGACACTCAATTTTCACTTGTCTTGTCTGCTTCTTAGGGAGAGAATTATATACGCACTTTGTTATTTTTCCATTGTCTTTGATGCGACCTTTATGGCCACACGCTTTGCATTGTAGAACTATTTCGTTCTTCTTTTTACTAGCGCGCAAGTGTAGTTCTGGAAGACGGCATGTTTTGGAAGGGCAGAGGATATACTCTTCTATGAATTCATTAATCAAGCTCTCAAGCTTTGATGCCGAAATCTTTCCTGTTATGGCCGTGCCTTTTACTCTAGTGTTGAGCTTACACTTGAAATAGGCCATCAATGTTTCGGATGGAATGTGAAGAGCATTTGCAATCTTCTCCAAATTCTCTATAACAGTTTTATCCTTTTCACTATGTATCGCCACGACTGGGCGAATATATCTATAATGAGGGTCAGATTCATGACCTTTTCCAATCGGAACCGTCTGCATTTTATCAATAGGCTATAAAATATTTGTTTCTTTTTCAATTTAAATTGAAAAAGAATTTCACTGGAAAACAAAACTAAATGCCGATCATTAAAGATGCCATTTATGGGTTTATTAGAGTGCCGAAGCCATGTCTTGCTTTTATGGATACGCCAGAGTTTGAACGGTTGCGCAGAATTCGCCAGCTAGGTCTAGCTTATTTTGTCTATCCAGGAGCTGTTCATACTCGTTTTGAACACTGTTTAGGAGTTATGCACTTGGCCGGTAAGGTCGCTGACAAACTACATGACTACGTATCTCCTAGAGAGAAAGAACTGTTGCAGATAGCAGGGTTGCTTCATGATGTTGGCCACGTGGCCTTTTCTCACCTGATGGACTACATTCTGGAGGAAAAGAATATCAACAAGGATATTGCTCATCACGAGGATAGATCTGTACACATTCTGAAAAAGATCAACGCGGAAAAGAAGCTACTGACTCCACGAGAGGTTGAAATGGTCGCCAAGATGATCAAGGGTGACACACGTGGAGAAAGTAAACCGTTCCTGTTTGAGATCGTTAACAACAAAGCGTTTGGGGTTGACGTTGACAGATTGGATTATCTACAAAGAGATATGTACCATACAGGATCCCCATGCTTTCAGGCCGATTACATTCTAGAATGTATTTCAGTCAGAGATAACTGTTTGGCTATCCGACGTAAAGCATGTCCTGAAATCGAGATGATGTACGAATCTCGAAAGAGGCTACTGCTTCTGATCTGTCGTCACAAAACAGTGATGAAAGTTGAGCATATTATGCGTCAGGCGATCACCAGATTGAACATCACTGGAAAATGGTTTGAGGATAACTGGTTGAAGCTTGATGATTACAGGATTCATTGTATGATGGAGGACAAGTGTCCGGAGCTATTACACAAGATCTACATCAGAGATTGGCCTCATGTCGATCCTGACAAAAGATTAATGTACATTAAACACATCGAACGGGATGAGATAAAACAGCAGATCGATCGAGTTGTATGGGTAGAGTAATTTTTTATTCTGGATAGAATATAAAATGGGTTTTGGTAACGAACTATCAGGAATCGCGGCATCGATGCCGATGATAATCGGAGGTGGTAGCTTATTGGCTGGACTAGTTGGCAATAGTAAGCTAGCTATTTATTTCACTTTGGGAGTATTTTTACAAGATAAGATCCTTAACACATTCATTCTGAAGAAGCTGATCTTTGGAAACATGAAGGGAAATTGGAAATACCGTCCGTCGAACATTCCATGTGAGGGGTGTGGATTGTTTGCAGACTGTTCTTTGTGCGGGAAGGATAAATTAGCTGTAAAACGGCATATCGGCATGCCTTCTGGCCACTCTCAGACGATGTGCTTTTCAGCGACATTCTGGACAATGTACATGCTAAAAAAGCATTCAAAATCGGGTATTATAATAGCGATATGGTTATTGGCTTTAATAATCATGATCGATAGAATGAGACGCAATTGCCACACGATGTTTCAGGTCACCGTTGGAGCTGTTATCGGCGTTGCTCTCGGATATAGCTATTGGCTACTGGTGGAGAAAGAGCTTCTGAATGGAAATATTTCAGCTACATTATACTAGATCCTTCCCACAACTTGTTGTTACAATTGTTATTTGGATCATTAAAGTGATCGTAATCTATTCCTCCTTTTCCACATAACCAACACCATTTCACGCCACAGGAAGTACACGTTATCTTGTTACAGGAACGCTCTTCATGACGAAGAGTGGGCGACTTACAATTGGGACAGAACTTGACATTTCCCTGCTGACTCATCTCCCAGATCATCTTAGCGTTTTCCCCTTTCTTCTCCTCTATTTCATACTCTAGACAGGTTTTTTCTGTGTGGTAGGGAGAAATTCGACACTGACGACACCATGTTGTTGAACAGAACAGACACGAAACACGATTTCCCACATATGTATCATCTATGTCAACAACATTTTTGCACTGCAGATTTGGGCATAGAAAAGCTATTGGAGATTGTAAAACGTAGGAAATTCGAAATAGGTCCGAATGCATCTCTGAACAAGCTTCCGGTATCTTTAGCTTAGTGACATCGATATTATGCTTACACTGGTTTCTCACATTGGAGTGGTATGTTCCCGGACAACGGATGTGCACATTGGAGCGAATATTTCTTCTCAAATTATTAATCATTGTCTGTAACGGTTCGGAAAAATATCCTTGTGCACAATCGAAGCATAGAGCATGAGTCTGTCGCCTAGTCTTATGAAGGACAACTGCATTCTCAGCCTGCAGTTCACTGTTACAAACGCTACATATAGATGATGTTTGTTGGTGTAGTCGTGACATTCGAAAAAAGAGAGTAAAGGATGAATTAATTTCAATTTGTAGCAATAGTGACATGCGTGACGGGCAGGTCTCGAAGATAGGAAAGAAGCTCGGACAATCGCCATTGGTTTGGCGATTCACTGAAGCTGATGTTTAGTGTTAGTTGATCGGATTTTACCTCGTTTTTAATGATCCTTTTTGCTATTTTTCCACCCCACTGATTCGGACTGTAGAACCACTCTGCAAACTCTTTTGACTTTATCCATCGCTTGAAACGCCAATATCGTAGATTTTTCTTACAGAAGCGTTGAAGTCGCTTTAAGAGTAGGAGACGATAACGATCCACAGGTACATTCTTGTCTATTATCCATGGACATCCATAATAATCACGCACAAGATTTGTACGGTTGGGAATCTTCGTTAGACTAGTACAATTGCAACAGTTAAGTTCGATAAGATTAGGAAGATCGGGAATCTCTGCAAGACCAGTACAACTACTACATTTAAGTACAGTAAGGTTTGGAAGCATGGGAATCTCTGTGATGTTTGTGCATTTCCAACAGTGAAGTTTAGTAAGGTTTGGAAGCATGGGAATCTCTGTGATGTTTGCGCATTTCCAACAGTGAAGTGCAGTAAGGTTTGGAAGCATGGGAATCTCTGTTAGACTAGTACAATTGCCACAGTCAAGTTTGATAAGATTAGGAATATCGGGAATCTCTGTTAAACCAGTACACTTATGACAATCGAGTTCAGTAAGGTTTGGAAGCATAGGGATTCCTCTCAGATTAGTACAACGATCACATCGAAGTTCAGTAAGGTTTGGAAGCATAGGGATTTCTCTCAGATTAGTACAATTGCAACAGTTAAGTTCGATAAGATTAGGAAGGTCGGGAATCTCTGTTAGACTAGTACAACTATAACATTTAAGTTCAGTAAGATTTGGAAACATGGGAATCTTCACCAGACTAGTACAACGATTACAATAAAGTGCATCGAGCTTTGGAAGCATGGGGAGCTCTGTTAGACCAGTGCAATCCTCACACGAAAGTTCAATAAGATTTGGAAGCGCAGGAATCTCTGTAAGGTTAGTGCAACCATCGCAACAAAGTATGGTTGTTTTCTCATCATATTCTCCTCTACAAATGCGACACATTCTAACCTAACATAAAGGTTGGAATTAATTTCAATTTTATACTGTTTAGCAGTATAAAACCCATTTTCTTACTCTTCATCATCCTCCAATTCCGCAACAAGATCGGAATCAGCATCGGAAGCATCATGATCACTATCGTTAGGCTGAGATGCTTCCAGCTCGTAAGCATCGCGCTCATCGTCAGTGAGATCCTGCCAACGTTTGTTAATCTCGCTGGTGACCTTGCGTGTGCTATACTTGGGAAACTCTTGTTCAACATCCTCGCGTTGCTCATCCACAAAGTATTGATATCCGGGAGTTTTCTTAACGCTCTTAGACTTGGACTCCTTCTTGGGCTTGGACTCCTTAGGCTTGACTTCCTTCTTAGACTTGGACTCCTTGGGCTTGGTCTCTTTGGTCTTAGATTTGGACTCCTTAGGCTTAGACTCCTTGACTTCCTTTTTCGCCTTTCCTTTCTTCACTTCCTTCTTGGGCTCAGCCTCAGAAGCCACCGACATCTCACTCCTGTATCGTTCCTTATCGACATTGGCCAGTTCTTCGAAGGGAACCTTATCGTCATCGGACAACTTTTTCCATCGCACACCGAGCTCCTTAGTGACATCGGGTCCCTTCATGTCAGGATAGTCCTCCTTAATCCTATCACGCTCTTCCTTGCAGAAGTACATGTAAGAAGACAAGGGACGTTTAGGACCGGTACGTTCCTTCTTAGGCTTACGCTTGCTGGTAGTTTCCTCCTCTGTAGTCTCAGGAGGGGTGTAGCTTTCCATCTCCTTTTCGTAGCGAACCTTATCCTTATCGGACAGCTTTTTGTAACGAGCCTTATCCTTGTCGGACAGCTTGTTCCACATCTCGCCGAGTTTCTTGGTCACATCAGTGTTCTTCATGTCCTTATGTTTAGCCTTAACCTTTTCTCGCTCATCCTCACAAAAGAGAATGTAACCAGTCTTCCATCTCTTGGGCGCATTGGGGTCCTTCTTACGCTTCGGTCGGCTTTCATTGCCAAAAAGCTTCATAACATCAGTCTTTTTCTTGTTCCACGCATCCATAAAATTAGTATTGTCAGAGAGAGACTCCTTAGAAGTCTCCTGAACCATGGTAGAGAGTTTGTTCCAAAGTTTAGTAGTCATTTTATTCTGAGAGAATCTATGCCTATAAATTTTTTTTCAATTTTTGGTTTCGGATTTTGCTACACAGATTTTCGTCGTGAACATTCGTCTTTCCCATCAGAAACCTCACATCAATGGGGTCTATTATTTTTGAACCATAAACACGATGCAAAATAACATTAGCACAATGATGGCAATGAGGTACCAAAAGGCCCCCTTCCAGTTATCACAGTTATCGTTGTCATCATAACCTTCAACAATGTTGACAGAATAATGTTCACGTGTGCTGGTGGTGGGTAGATTAGCGCCAGATTTACAGATACCTCTCCTGGTATCGCAATTGGCATTATCTTTGCAACATACTCCTAATGTGGGACGAGCACGAGCTGGATTGTTACTCTCAGTGCAACATTTATAACCGTTAGGGCAATTACATCCTTTCGCGCAGTTACAAGACGAAAGGTTGGGCATATAGGCTGGATCCATTTATTCCTCACCAAGATTTATTTTGGTAGAAACGGTCATCATTAAGTCCAAGTCCCCTTCAAAGTTATAAATGTGGTCAAATACATGGCAAATTATCTTTTGCTGGTACAACAGCTGGTCCAGAGTGGGAGCTTCGACGAATTTGATATTCTTAACCGTGATGTGCTCGTTACGGAGAGAAGCTGAAGCCGCACGATCATGCATTGCATCTCCGAACGATAACAAAGTATGTTTTTGCTCTTGATTCTGAAACAGCGGTTTTAACACATCGTCAAAGGCTTTGATTTTCCACGTTTCAAACTTTTCCTCGCCTTTTGAATACCAGCTGTCCTGTGTGGATATCACATCGACCTTGTCACAGAGTAATTCGCAACCAGGAAGATACTCTGTTGTGCACAATTTTATCCAGGCTTTTGTAGCATTGGTGATGATGTATATCTTGTTACAGTACTTTTTCGCTGTTTCCATCAGTAGCAGAATACTGTCAGCAAGTTCTTGCGATTTTTTCTCAGTTTCTGTTTTCAGATATGAGCTTGCATATAGAGTATCGTCAAAATCAAAGACGGCCACAATCATTTCTCTTTTTATTTTATGTCTTTGTATTGAGGTTCAATTTGTTTTATATTATCCATCCCAAGCCGGGTACATTATCGGGATCAGCAGAATAAACAGTTCCGGCCACATTTCTTCCTTGTATTAGAGCATTGGGATTTTCTTGTTCGTAATCATACGCTTCAGACTTCTTTTTACCATACATAACAGCACATAAAACGAGAATAGCTAATAAAATGGTGTTAGCGATCATGTGAAACGGATGTGTTACGATCAAAATAAGGTTACTCGCTAATAATAGCACGGCCACGATAATCATGACAACTAGAAAGAACTTTGATTTCATTTATTCTTCGGTAGAATAAATGTCCAAACCAGTTGATCTAACATTTTTAGGCCTTCCTCCTAACAGAGCCGATGGTCATATTAAAACGCCTTTATTGACCGCGAACAAGGTTGAACAGGATTTAAGACGTATGGGGCTGACTGCAAGCGATCTCAAGCCCATTGATTGGAGAAGTGAAACATCAAAGCGGGGTTTACCGCCGATCAGTTGGGTCAAAAATCAAGCTAACTGCGGAGACTGTTGGGCACAGTCATCAACATCAGCTCTAACAGATCGCTTCATCATACAGAAAAAAATTAAGAACCTAGAGCTGGCAACAATTCTCACCACTCAATGTGCATCTAACCCGGTGAATCAAGGTTGTGGAGGAGGCTCTCCCACTGAGGCTGCCGACTACTTTGTTCAAACCGGTTGTACTGATTCATCAGCTCCTTGTGTAAGTTGGGATGAATTGTGTAAACCCGATATTAACTGTGGTGCCGGTATGTCTGGTAATCCAAAACTGCCCGATTGCCATACTGTTTCTAGTAATTGTTTTCCCAAACAAAAAGCTGTCAAATATCCCGGTACGCCCGGCCCGAACTCTGGATTCGTTTACTATGCCAAACAAGGATCTCGCACAACTGCTGTTGCCGGACAGAGTATGGGAACGTACGATAAGTCGGCCACCATCACACGAATGAAGCACGAGCTGTCTGATGGCCCGTTTCCCGCGTGTTTCCTGGTTGCCAACGACTTTATGGCACCTGCGCTGGGTTACAAATGGAACAAGACTAATGGAATCTACATCAATGGAGCTTATAACAACGAGTTATATAGCAAGGTGTCCGACGCTACCAAAGAGAAGCTAGGAGTTTCTAAACCGGCCGAATGGCAAGATGTTATCATCGAAGGGTACTCGGGAGGGCAACCAGCTCCCGCAGCTCACGCAGTTGAGGTTGTCGGATGGGGAACTGGAAATGCTGGACAGTACGGCAACGTAGCTTATTGGATCGTTAAAAACTCGTGGGGACCGGACTGGAATGAAGATGGATATTTCCGTATCGCTATGAACGATTCGGATAAGAATTTTAATGTTTATCTTGGGTTTGATGTTCCAACGAGCCAACTTGTTAAAGCTAGCACTGGAGAGATAATGCACACGTTCGGCTACCCCGGTTTCGGTAGTGGAACTGTATTTGATCCTGATCTCAATTCAGGAGCAAATCAGGGCCACGAATATAAGAACAAGGATAAGGGGGGAGGAAAACCCTCTAAATGGTGGTTTATTGCGCTTATAGTCATCGTGGTTCTAGGTTTGATTCTACTATTATCTCTAAGAAGAAGGTATCGATCTAAAGTCGCAAAATAATTAATTAAGATATGAATAAGCCAAAGATAGTTTCGAACTTTTTTTCTGAGCAAGAATGCCGTGAAATCATTCGTGAGGCGGAGAAATTCTATTCTACTACGACTTTCTGCGATGCTTCCAACGAAAAGTTACCATTTTATTATATGATATGCCACCGTAACGGTAAAAACACATTCGACATCGAAGATCCGCTAGAACACAGTAATAATCGGATATTGTTCAACAACCGCCTAGCTAAGCGAATAATGTCGATGATACGAGAAAAAATTCCTATTTTCACCACAAAATACGTGACCATTCTAAAGTACGCCGTCGGACTTAGCATGGGCTGGCATTATGATGACGATTACTCCCTCTGTATATACCTTAACAAAGATTTTGAAGGAGGAGAACTCTGTTTTGCCAGAGCTTCAAGTATTAAACCCGAAACGGGGCAATTGGTCGTTTTTCCTAGGGTGAAACACTGTGTTTTGCCGGTTACAAGTGGTACTAGATACTGTATCTCATTTGGCACTAATAAAAAAGTATATGATTCTGTTTAATACAATGCGTGTATTAAACTGCTCTTACAATCTAACATATGTGAATGTCGAGATTTGCCCATCCTCCTCGTCTTCATATACATTTGAAGCGTCAAGCGATGCATGATCTAGTACCCGTCTCATCCCTCTTTTAAGACTAGATTCAAAGTCGGGCGTATAGTAATAGACCGATTTCGGTCCCTCCATTTTTAGTAGAATATTGTTAACACAACAGTCTACGGGTGCTCTAGTACCCCAGTGGGCAGTAACTTGGTTACCGTCTTCGAAATACTGTCTCAGCTCATCCTTCGTCTTTGGAGGATTAACATACTTTACAGGGTCAAAAAGAAGATTGTTCATAGTGTGTTCATAGTACACCCAATGACAGTACAACTTTCCATCCTTCTCTTCTGTGAAATTGCCATGGCTCTCATCTTCCTCGAAATCTTTTACCGTCTTGTTACAACCCAGTTTTTCACAGATGTGATCCACTGCTTCTCTCTTGGTGGGGAAAAAGTCATAGTAAAACATATTGTTTACATTATCAAATGCAGCTGAATAGTACTTGGATTGGTCAGCCTTACAATGAAATACACATACAGCATTATCTTGAGACAATAGCTCTTCAAACATCTTGAGAGAAAGAGGATACAGAATAAAATTTCAATTCGCAAAATAAAATGAGAACATTACTTGAGCTCGTCTATTCGCGTTGCACGGTGAAGCAACGGGAGAGTATTCCGGACGACATTCGATTCAGAATAGAATCTCACGCAGGAAGAATGATCGAAAGAGCATGGCTCAGATCCAGAAAATACCGTATACACTTTATTCTGCAACGTTTCAGAGACCAGAAACCCCTAACTAAGGGAGCAATGATTTTAGCACTCGGAGAGAAGATGAAAGAGCATCATTTTACCGCTGACAGTCTCTCCAAGTATCTCCACGACTATTTTCATAATAATGAGCCTGAAAGATCCTTGTCTAATGAACAAATGGATCGCGTTCTGTGCATCTTTAAAAAGCGTGCTCAAAATAACGCTCACAACTTCTTTTCTGCTCTGTTTATGGCTACGACTTATCCATCAGAAGTGCAGATCAATCAAGAGATGTTGGTACATATATTGTCTTCCTTTGAAAGGGAGACAATACAACAGATGTTAACAAGTACGGCACTTATTTTTCCACACACCGGGAACCGGTAACCCCTTTTCTTTTAGTAGGTGATGAACTTCACGGCATGGAATAGCCGACATGCACTTGTCACAGGCGATAAATTCTCCCGAACGTCTCACCACGTAACCAGTTTTAGTCATATACTCGCAAAAGGCTCGTACAACCTTATGATCATCATCGAAAATAATATCAGCAACCAGAACGATTTTTTGTGGCTGTACATTATTCATTTCACAGATTCTATGCCAGTTGCTCTGTAGATGAGGATAATCGGAAGAATATTTTTCAAGAGAGAATATCAGCCAACCAGGAAATGTTTTCTCGATGTAGGCCTGTATCTCGGATGGTTGCGAGAGCGCCAACACACCGTTAATGACTTCTGTCGCGTTGGGAGGATCTATAAAATGGTCCATGTTTTCTTTTTCGAAGTTTTGTCTATAAAAGAAAAATGTCCGAAAGAATAATTTTTTCTCGTGAATAATAAAATGTCTGGAAGTCTAGGAGCAATATCTCTTGAAGCATCGGTCCGTACGTGCGACGTTAATGTCGGCGAGGCCAACCGTATTCAGTCTGACCGCTTTTTCAATCCTCAAAACATGGTTTGTATCCCTTGGAACGGTCTTAACAATAAGGGTCAGGAAGTCTGCCCTGACTCTTTCTACACTAAGACGCCTGGGTGTGACAGTGCCGAGGATCGTGTTATGGTAGAAAATGGATTACGTCCCAAATATCTTAACTATGTCACTCTCAGTGCCAGTGGTATCAATGGTGGCATTTATGGAAACAAGACGGCTTGGCAGGAGTCCAACGCCCGCGGAAAGATGCTTGGTCAAGTTACCACCAACAAGAAGTTCGGTACTGGCCAGTTTGGTAACGACTTTGGATCACATGTTAACTACATGGGATGCTCTGTCGGAGCTTATGAGCGTGCACAGGCTCAAATGGCCCAAGGAAACCGTCAGCAAGCTGCTATGAACAACGGCTACATGGCTTACGCTAATCGCCAAGCTGCTGGTGGATTCTAAATAGATTTATATGTTGAGCATATAAATAGTTTATATACGATAGGCTCGTAGCTGTTCCATGCTTCTTACCATATTCTGTCCTACAGATTTAGGCTTGGAGTTGTTGTTCATACGCATTCCAATGCCGGTTTTTTGTAGCTCAGGAATCTGAGGCGCCTTTGGAGGATTTCTAGCTAGACGTAACTCCCGCTGGCGACGAATAACATCTTCATGCGCTTTTGCACGTCTCTCCCGCTGTTCGATTCTATTTTGCTTGTTGATTAGGCGGACGTTAGCAGGAGCTACCGAGTCGATGGGCCTGGCTGATTTTGGTGGCGGTTTAGCCTTTGGTTCAGGTGGAAATACCAGGGGAAATAAGTCTATGTCCTCTTTTTCTAACCCCAGTACAATATCTTTAACATTGAGACGTGAAACCCATATTTTCACACAAGGTTCGACCTCATTGGAAAAAAATTTCTCAAAGTTGTATCCGTAGTTTTTGTATCGCTGAAAGGTTTCTGGTGGACAGACATTTCCGTTAAAGCTCTTATGAGCTCTGACAGTGAATAGGATCGTTCGAAGGTTCTCTACAGATTCGGTTTGTACCAGCCACTTTCCAATATATTCGAAGAATTTCTCACTCTTGCAGATCGACAAGGAAGAGACGCCATTTTTATTGATAAACTTCCAGATCTTATTTCCCTTTTGTTCATCCATTTCCAGACATGTTTTCTCGTCTAGTTTCTCAGCCAGATTGTCGAATATTTCAACTGACCTGATTATCTCTTCAGAGATCGTATTTTGCGACATTTTATCTCCGACAATATTTTTTTAAACTAATCGAACATCTTTTGCCATCGTTTAGCAACCATTTCCCATGTCTCGTCTTCGGGAACTTTCATAGAGGTACGTAACTTTTCCGCATATTCCTTGTCCTTTAAAATTTTAACAATCTCTTTCACACCTTTCTCCTGTATCCTTTTAACATGAGGATCTCCGGGGATTTTAATACAATAGGGCTTTTCAGCAAAGACTTCGACAGAGTTCGATACTATTGGTATAGCTCCTAGACAAGCTGATTCTCTTACCGATATACAGTCGATTTCCTGAAAGTCTCCTATATAATAGTGAATATTAGCCTTCGCCTTTTCCTTGAGAAGTTCGGCATTAGAGATGCGTCCACACTCACTTACTCCATCCTGTTTCATCAGTTCTAATAGGATTTTCTTATACGCGATGGTATCCTGCGTCTTGGCTTGCAAAGCGTCAAAACCCTCCCAACCATAGAAAATCTTAAGGTAAGCGTCGGGACAGGCTTTCTTAATCAAAGGCCAGCCGTACTTCAACATGTAAGGTAGACCCCGATCATAGGAGGATGAGTAGATAAGATAATTGGAATCTTTTTCCACTTTTTCCTCTATCTGTACAAAACCGCCATTAGGAATAACCGCAACCTTTTCTTCCGGCACATTTCCTAGGAGAGACTTATGATAGTTACTCTTAACACAAATTTTGGTCACATTATTAGTAACACGTGTTGTGAACTGCTCTGGGCTTACTACATCGTGGAGATCAAGAAAGCATTTGCGAGCCTTGAAATTTAAGCTATCGAGAATGTTTACATTTCTCCAAAGAATAAAGATATCATACTTATCTGTCATGCCAAATTTAACAATGTCTTTATAAGTGACACCGCTGTATACTCCAGGCTTATCACATGTACAGAATACAGTTACCTCATACCCATGTTTAGCCCATTCTCTAGTTAGATGTATCACAGCTGTCTCACTGCCCCCAATACCTTTATCTAGATTGAGTGGCGACCAAGCTTCAGATGTGCGTCCACAATAAACGACAATACTTTTCTCTGGCCAAACTTTTGGAGTGGCTACCTCTACAAATCTTTCCATCGTTAATATATGACCAATGGTAGGAGATATGTATCCATAAACACTTCCCTTCAATTCTCTCGTTAGCCAGCAGAAGGAATAATCCTCTCCAAGCCATAATGTGGGAGTCTTTCCACCTAGAGGTCTAGCATCAACGATTCTCTCGTAGAAAAAAGGATAAGCCATATCATCTCTAGATGTGTGAATCGGTTTACCTCCAAAATGTTCAACCATCTGTTTCACAATATCATACCGTATCATCATAAACCCTGTAGCTCCATAGTAAAGCGTTCCTTCTTTATCGAGGTGAAACTGGACAACATCTTCAGGCTCGACTGTCATTGTACCAGACTTGCGTGGATAAGCCCCACAAACAACATTATGATCTTGAATGAAGGCCAGAGAGCGAAGAATATCATCTGCTGTGAATATCTGATCTGCGTCGATAAACATGAACAAATCATCCTTGCCAGCTTTTTCATACCACAGAGATAGTTCTCGGGAACGCGCTTTGGGTAAATCACTCTGTCCGATACATAAACTTTGCTTCAAAGTCACTTTATCAGCAATAGGAACCGATGAAATTAACTGAGCTACACATGCTGTTGTCATAGCATAAATCTGTGTTTTACAGACTATTGAGATCGTTAGTGCAGGTTTCATTTGTGTTAGAACCAGTTGTGTTTAAATCTTATACAAGTAATGTGTATAAGAATTTAGCCTTGCAAGACTGACTGAACGTTAAAGACAACAGTTTCAGAACCAGATGTCGTATTGGTTGCCCAAACCTCGCAAACAGCGCGAGAACCAGCACTCAAACCGTTACTGTTATCAAAGAGAACATTGGTGGCGGCAGCACCACCACCGTTGAGAAGAGTAGAAACCCAGGTTGTAGTTCCTGAAGAGTTTCCAAGAGCAACGTCAAATGCACCAGCAACATCTCCACCACCGAGTTGGAAATCAAGAACAACCTTAGACTGTTCTCCACTAGAAAGGTTAAATAGACCAACATATGATGCGGCCTGCGATTGAGCATCCGGTCCAACGACTAGAGTCCTGGTGGCAGTCAATCCAGTTCCATCAACTATTTGTTTGCTAATAGCCGCCTGAACCCAATCATCTACAGACATCGTATAGTTAGCGGTTGTGAGTACGATCGGCGCATTCGGAGCTAGTGCAGCCTGAAAGTTAAGCGCTTTTACGTTGTCTCCTGTAAGACCCGACAGCAAAGATCCAGAAACGAGATCATTTTCGACACGTGTAAACGTAGAAGTAGACATTTTTATTATAACCAAGACAAATTTTGAAAGGTAAAAATTTGTATGGCTTAAATAGAAAAAACTTTTCGAGAAAATGGATGGTCAACTGGACACCGATAACGTCGACGACCTGCTTCCTCAGTTTCTACGATCTCTAGCTGAAAAGATCGAGAACAAAGAGATGAAGCCGAGAGAGCTACAACACGTGGGAGAGTTCTTCATGTCCTATCTATTTGAGGATCAGGTCGAAGCCGACAATGGAAGCAAGGCTAAGAGTGTAGAAATGGATGACAAAGACTTTAAAAAGTTTCTCATTCTGGGATGGTGGTGTTACACTCAGATTCCCAAAATGACGGTAGAAACGTAAAATGATTCTTTAAAGCTAAAGCCATAAAGAATAAAATGTCGAGAAAAGTAGCTATCGATTCACTCTCCGATGAAGAGCTTAAAAAAGTTTCCAAAGAACTACAACTTGCTCAGGAACCGTCCAAATACGCGTTCAGTGCCAAGCCATCTGTTATTTGTCTATACGAGGCTGAAGGTAACGATTTATACGTTCCGTTTGCCTATACACGAAGATACCCTCGCACACCGGCTAAAGAGTTTCCAGTGCAAGAGATACACTTTCATGGCCATTTGCGCGAGAATCAAAAGGAGGTCAAGCATGAAGCGATCGAATTATTGAATAAGTATGGATCTGTGATTATCGCAGCTTACCCAGGTTACGGTAAAACCTGTTCCGCTATCTACATTGCAACCAGAATTAAGCTAAAAACGATGATTCTCTGCCATCGTGTCGTGCTGATTAATCAGTGGAAAGAGTCTATTAAAAAGTTTTGTCCCAATGCGACCGTTCAGGTAATCACAGCAAAGAGCGAGATGAAAGATGTAGATTTTTACATCATGAATGCCACCAATGTACCTAAACATCCTCGCACATTTTACAAGGAGATTGGTACCCTTATTATCGATGAAGCACATATCGTCATGGCAGAAAAGATGAGCCAGTGCATGCGTTACTTTTTTCCCCGTTATGTAATCGGCCTTTCAGCCACTCCCTATCGAACTGATGGCTTGAACGGATTGCTTGATATGTACTTTGGTAAGAACAAGATTATTCGCAAGCTGTGGCGCCGGCATTCAGTTTTTCGTATCAACACAAATATCAAACCAGAGGTCAAACTCAACCGAATGGGCAAGGTCGACTGGGGCTCTGTTCTAGAATCGCAATCAAACAATGTGGAACGCAACGAGATGATCATCAAGCTTGTTGGCCACTTTTCTGATCGAGTTTTTCTCATCTTATGCAAGCGTGTTAGTCAGGCTAACTATCTGGTCGATCGCCTCAAAGAGGAGGGAGAGGATGTTACCAGCTTGATCGGAAATCAACAGGAGTATGAGCAGTCTTCTCGCATTTTGGTTGGAACGTCTTCCAAGGTTGGAGTCGGATTCGACCATCCTCGTTTAGACAGCTTGATCATTGCTTCCGATCTGGAGCAATACTTTGTACAGTATTTGGGACGCGTGTTTCGTCGTGAAGACGTTGAACCGTTCATCTTCGACATCGTTGACGACTATTCTCTCCTGCAGAAACACTTTCGAACCCGTAACGCTGTCTATCTCGAACATGGTGGCATCGTTAAAGACTTTCGGCGAAGCTTTCCCGAATTCGAATTTTGATTTTTTTCTACTGTTAGAATAAATGTCTTGTGGAATGCCGAAAAATGAGAGCGAATACGAGTTCTACGATCCGAACAAACCTGTCTGCGACAATCAGTCAGATTTTAACCAGGCTTTGCGAAAAGCGATTAAGTACAACAATAAGGAGGATATGAAGAAAGCGCGTCCTTGGCTGTACGTTTACCTTGTTTTGTATATGATCTTCGTTGTGTGGGCCCTGCTATTGGCGATGAAGGTACCACCGGGCCCGGAACGCGTTGAGCATCTTGTGTTTGCTTTGGTCTTTGGACCGGCCTACGTTCTTGCCTACTATTTGGGAGCGTTGGGAGGAGGAGGAGGTGGGGTTATGAGCTCTCCATCTGGTTCTATGCAGTTTGGAGGAGATTGGTAAAGGTATTAATTTTTAAATTTCTAAAAATTCGTTAGAAATATTCTAACGAAAATGATTTAATTTAAAGATCTGTCAACTATCCATAAAATGACTTGTAAAACATGTGTTAAATGTAAGAAGTTTATTTCAGTATCAAAATTTGAAATGAAGAAAGATGGGGATCTCTACTCAACCTGTATGAAATGTAGGCTTCAAAATAATAAACAGAGTAGAGAGTCTTATCAGCGACGGGAAAAACCGGTATGTAGTGAGTGTGGAAAGGAGTATGCAACTGAAGGTACCTTGAAAACACACCTTTGGCAGGTGCATGATATCGGGGATGGAAAGTGGTATGAGTGTACGGAATGTGGAAAGAAGTTTAAGACTAATAGTGACCTGACGAAACACCTTTGGGGTGTGCACACCATAGGGAATGGAAGGTGGCATGAGTGTACGGAGTGTGGAAGGAAGTTTAAGACTAATGGTGAGCTGAAAACACACCTTTGGGGTGTGCACACCATAGGGGATGGAAAGTGGCATGAGTGTATGGAGTGTGGAAGTAAGTTTAAGACTAATGGCGAGCTGACAAGGCATCTTTGGGGTGTACATGATATCGGGGATGGAAGGTGGCATGAGTGTACGGAGTGTGGAAGTAAGTTTAAGACTAATAGTGGCCTGACGAAACACCTTTGGGTCGTGCATAATATCGGGAATAGAAAGTGGTATGAGTGTACGGAGTGTGGAAAAAAGTTTAAGACTAATGGTTATCTGACAAGTCATCTTTGGCATGTGCACACCATAGGGGATAGGAAGTGGCATGAGTGTACGGAGTGTGGGAAAAAGTTTAAGACTAATGGAAAATTGACGAGGCATCTCTGGGGCGTGCATGATATTGGGGATGGAAAGTGGTATGAGTGTACGGAGTGTGGAAGTAAGTTTAAGACTAATGGAAATTTGACAGAACACCTTTGGCAAGTGCACACCATAGGGGATGGAAAGTGGCATGAGTGTACGGAGTGCGGAAAGAAGTTTAAGACTAATAGTATTTTGAAAAAACATCTTTCCAACGTGCACGATGTCGGCGATCTACAATGTGGTTTGTGTGCCAAAAATGTGTTCAAACTTAACGATTACAAAGATCCCAATGTGGGTAAGGTCAAGGTTTGTCGTGTGTGCTATAAGAAGGCTGTGGGACATAGTACGAGCAAAGAGAAGCAAATGGTCGATTACATTAAGAAAACCGAATTGAAGGATTACATTGTTCTGACCAATGAAATAATAAGAGGTGATAGCTGTGATACAAAAAGAAGGCCCGATCTTCTCATCTCTTCTTCTCCAGAGCTATTGATCTTTCTAGAGTGTGATGAAAGCCAACATAGAGGGTATGTACCGGACTGTGAAGCCGGGAGAATGGACGAGATTCTAGATGAGGTAAAAGACTCTCGAGCAGTCTTCGTGAGGTGGAACCCAGATCCTTATATGATAGATAAGGATAGAGGAAAAGTTAATAGGGAAATGAGGCTAAAATTGCTTGTAAAGGTTTTGCGCCAGCTCTGTAACAAAAGATGGACAGAAAAGGATAAGACTATGGTCTACTACATGTTCTACTCTAGTAACAATCCTGTTATAGCGGACAGGTTTCCAAAACGAATGATCTATAACGAAAAGGATTGTGAGGGCATTTAGATATTCAGTTTAGTCATAAGTTCAGATAGAAAATCGTCTTCGCGATTGAGAGTTTTAGCACATTCTGCCAAGGCAAAGAGAGGATCGTTATGCTCTTTTTCTATCATAACATCGTATGAAGAGTTATAAACAGTTACGACCATAGTTTGTTTATCCGGATCATAATTCTTGTGAATAATTAGCACGTCGAGAGGTTTGAATAGTTCTCGAAAGATTTGAGTGGCGATATTCCATTTGTACACACGCTGTTGGCAATACCTTTCGATAGTTTGATTATCGTAGCCTAGGTTTCGCATCTGAACGACGCTGTACACGTCTGGAGTTATGAGGGCATTTAGTTTATCCATTTGACATGACTCAAAATGAATAATCTTTTTCATTTTGGGTCGTGTCAAATGCGATACATCATTCTGCTTGTTATGGGATTAGTATTATTTTTTAACTATACTCCAATCCATTATGGCTTAGATCAGTACACTGTGGTTCACGTAGCTGAAAACCAGCCACGGTTTCTTAATTCCATCAATATCGGAGACCTAGTTCTAGATGGTGATAGGCTATCGACCATGATCATCGATCTGGAAGTAAAACGTGTTAAAACGCGGTTGTTACGTGTTAACTATTTAGATATGACGCCGAACTATCCATTGTTTAAGGATAACGGACGTATGACTCAAGCTAGCAATCTAATCGTGGGAGATGTTTTAAAATCTAATCGTTCTCTTCCTTTGCGAGAGGGAAGGATAGGCTATCTCGATCTCGGTAATCGTACTCTCATCATACCCAAGACTTTATCGGGAAGTATTCTGATCGGCTTTCAGGGAGTTAAGGCTTTTGCAGGTTAATTATAATCCTCTTTTCAGATTTAAAATGAAAAGAGGAAATAATTCGAATAGAAACAAATGTCTTTTGAGTTAAAAGGAAAATACACCACTGCGACGATCTATCTACCGGACGGCAGTTTGGATAAGAATACTCTATCACAGATTAAACAACTCACCGACTACAAAGCGTTCACCGGTTTGAAGCTTGTTGTTATGCCAGACTGTCATGCAGGAGCTGGCTGTGTCATCGGAACCACAGTTGATATGAGTCCTATCGTGAATAGCGATGAAAATAGTGAAGAAACTGGAATCATTCCTAATATCATCGGTGTGGATATCGGGTGTGGTGTTGAGTCTGTAAATCTCGGCACAAGAGAACTCGACTACGAGAGTCTAGATAAATACATTCACCACCATATTCCAGCAGGATTTAGCAAACGTCCATCCCCCTTCTCTTTTGAGTTTTTATCGTCGGAACGTAGAAAGTACTATCAGAATCTTGAAAACGAAGCTGAAGAGCTGTGCAAACGTATCGGTGTCAATCCGGACATATTTTATCGCTCTATCGGTACTCTGGGAGGAGGTAACCATTTCATCGAAATCGGATTGGCTGACGAAGAGGATGAGAAGGGAAATCGCAATCGCTGGCTATCGATTCATTCCGGATCACGAAATCCGGGTCTTCAGGTTGCCAAACACTATCAGGACATAGCTAAAGAATACTGGAAAAACTATGTAATCACATCGCAGGATACACATCGACAGGAGATACATGCGCTACAAAAGAAGTTGGGAGAGGAAAGAAAGCCCAAAAACTATATCAAAAAGGAAGTGGAAAAGCTAAAACAGACATGGCAAAAGCTTTACAATCCTCCCAAGGGAGCTGAGTTTCTTCCTCTCCATCTGGGTGGAATGAATTACCTACGGGATATGAAACTGATGCAACAGTTTGCCGAGTTGAACAGAGAAGTGATGCTAAACCAGATATTGCAACATCTCAAGATTGACGCTAAACCTGAGGATTATGTTCGCTCTGTTCATAATTATATTAACTTTGATGATAATATTCTTCGAAAAGGAGCCATTTCAGCTCACAAGGATCAAAATGTAGTTATTCCAATGAATATGAAGCGCGGAATTATCATTGGAAAGGGTCTAGGTAATGCTGATTGGAACTACTCTGCTCCTCATGGCAGTGGGAGAGTTATGTCGAGAGGGCAGGCAAAACAGATGCTCAGCTTGCGAAAGTTTGAGCAACAGATGGAAAAGGTTTATTCAACCTGTGTAGACAAAAATCGACTAGACGAGGCTCCCGATGTGTACAAAGATGCCGATATGATCTGTCGACAAATCGATGGAGAGACCGTGCAGATTGTTTACAACGTGAGAGCAGAATATAATTTCAAAGGCTAAAATTTTTCTACCACAGAATAAAATGAAAACTGTATACATATTGTATGCTGTGATGGTGCTATCACTTGTCAGTGCTATCGCGCTAGCAATCTCTAAAAAGAAAGAGCTAAATCTTAAGAACCAGTCTGGGACGGAAAAGGCCTATTACATTTTGCTCTACATATTCTTCCTATCGTTGGGTCTCTGGCTGGGCAGAATGTGGGGAAGAAAAAACTAATCTTTCCAACAATAAATGTCGTTGACAGCCGAGAGAAATGAGAAAAGTATCGAGCATGTTCGAAGCATGATCAGAAACAAAACCCAGTCATCTCCTTATCTTGCTAATAATAAGTCTGTGCTACCGGTGGTAACCGATATGGATCATCATCCCTACACTCGGTTCTACCGTGGTGTATACTACTATCCCGACCCAATCATTTTTGAGCGAGAAGCTGGATGGCGTAACGTGAACAATGCTTGCTACAATCTGAATGCACCTCCTCAAGAAGAGGAAATGCCTCAACACTGTTATGAGGCTCCTTGTTCCACGGTTTTTCCCTGCTATCCCCAATATCTTACCAAATATTCAGACCGAGATCGTTTAGATGTCATGATTAATAACGCTTGCGTCGTGCAGTATCGGTAGATGATTTAATACTCAGGGTATTAAATATTATTTTTGTCGCCTTAACATAAATGGGTAGAAAATCAACCGATACACGCTTTATGGTTCTATTTGCAGTAATAGGTCTCATTGTGTTTATTATGTCCACCGCTGCTCACTCCAACGTTCCCAAAAACTGCTCTTCCAATATAATTCGCGATGGTTTGACTACTGTAACAATAGTATCTGCGATCTTGCTTACTATCGGTATATCTTACATCATCTGCAACTTTGGCCTTCCATTCGGCTCATCCGGACATGATTGTTACCCAAAGAAGAAGGGTGATAATCAGGATACGGCAGGAGAGTTTTATCTATCTATCTGTGCATTTATCTCGCTCTCGATGTCGATTCTGCTGATGGTTATGGGTATCAATTTGTCCAAAAAGAGTGATTGTGGCGATGATAAGGACGGAAAGGGTAGAAAGCTAAAATTCTATGTTTGGAGCATGTTTGCTCTGTATATGATCGTATTTATTCTCAGTATCGTCGGTTTATGGTACATCGTTTCACATATCCCCTCTTGGGCTGCCAGCGAAGATAAAGGACAGAAAGACGAAAAGAAAAGGGAGAAGCCGGCTGGATTTCTCAAGCTTTTGATGGGTAACGAATCCGATGAATCGGACGATACTGATGAATTGGATGATGTCGAGGTATAAGTAAAAATTCTTGTAATGAAGTAAATGGGTAATACTAGTGGACATCTAGCGAAGCAAGTGAGTTCCGACTCAGATATCGCCATCGGCGTTATTTTAATGGTCTATGCATTAATATTATTCGGAATAACTCTATGGGGGTATATGATTCTCCCTGGAAACTGTATCGACGACGATATTCGAACTACAGGACGTAACACGATCATAATCACATGTGTTATGGTCATAGGCTACGCAGCGTTTGCATTCTGTAAGTTTCAATGCATGAAACGTGTTTCCGGCTCGAAAGGAAAGATATTCAAGGCGAACGAAGACCCTATAATTCCGACAGGAATGCTTTGGTTCACCATTCTGACCGGACTGACTTACATCATCATGTTATCGTCTCAGCTCAAGAATTTGGATAGCAAGAAAGACTGCCAAAATGGCCACTACGACACGTGGAAAATGGCTGCTTATCTCTCCATGGGTGTAGCAGGACTGGGAATCGTTGTTCCCTTAGGAATCTTCGTCTATCGCCGTCGTGATCAACTGGACGAGGAACGACGTGCAAAAAAGTCGGCCCTTAGCAGTGTTCATTTAAGTAGGGAATAGAATAAAGTTGAGCATAATAAATGATCGCGATCGTGATTGTATTGGTAGCAATGGTAGCGTTCATCGTGGTATTTGTTGCTATTCTCAAAAATAAGAAAAAGTGTAGTTGTATTGGAAAGGCTTGTGGAGCTGACGATGGCTGTGGAAACCAATGTTGCGATGCTACACAGAATCAAAAATGCGTTAATGGAAAGTGTTGTGATAATAGCTGTGATGGTCTAACCTGCAAGGATAAGACCGGCTGTGGAGAGTCTTGCGAAAAGATTCTCTGTCCATCGGGAGGAATATGCCAGAGCGATGGAACATGCTGTTACCAATCGAACTGTCCAATCGGTTCCTGCCAGTTACAGTGTGGAAAGCCCTGTCCGTGTCCCAACGAGGGTGATGTTTGTGTCGACGGTCAGTGTTGCACGCCTGATGACTGTTCGACCGGAATATGTGATACGGATGTGAAGTGTGGTAAGAAATGTACATGTAACAATGATTACTGCTTAGAAGACTCTTGCTGTCAGTCAAAGCAATGTGTGTACAATGATATCTGTGACTCTATGGGAGAGGGATTGGACACCATGTTTGCTGATACGTGGGGACGTTTCTGCAAGGAAGGAACCGTACCGACGCAAAAAACATGCTTAAATTGCAGTCTAGTTCTTCCCACATGGCTAGAATATAAAGGTAGCAAAGCATTAGTTCCGATGTCCGGAACTATTCATTGTGAAAAATGTCAGGATAGCTCAGGGAAGTATGTGGACGCTGATCCGGTAGAGATAGACAAGGGTGCTTTTTACTATGAGAATCAAGGCGGAGTGATTACTCCCGGCCCTATCGATCAGGAATACTGTAAGAATGAAGGCTGTGGAAATTGCCAGTGCCATAACGACGCTGATTGTCAGCGGTGGGGCTGTAACAAGTGTGTTGGACTAAAGTGTACTTAATCTTGATGGGATGTAATGTGATTATATCACCTTACATCACAATGGTGGATTCCTTCTCCTTAAAATATGATGAACCTGAGTGTCTCATCCAAACGCGGTCTTTCCGATAGATCTTGAGGCCGGGAATCTTGTACCGATTATGACCATCACGCAATTGCATCTTACATGGTTCCCATAAATCCTTCCATTCTTGTAGCTCTTCAGTGGTTGGTGTGAACGATACACACGATCCAGGACAAAAATCACTAGTATTCATTATCTTAATGGTTAACATCAATATCTTTAAATTCCGCTTAATCATGAACAGATTTGGGATTTCTATCTTTTCCCGTCATTCCAAACGGGTTTACTCGGAATTGCTCAGCTTTTCTCTAAACATTTGGTAATTTTGCCTGATTATGTCTAAAAACGTGTAATAAGTGTCGCGAGCAAAGTCTGCACACATGCTCGACATAATTATTTTTCCGCTGTGGAAAACTAAAAAGGTGTTGAATCTTTGCTTATCCAATCGTTTCTGTTGATCCTTAGGCTTCAACGTGTCCAGGTAATACTGATACGACACCCATTTCGGTTCCAGCCATCTTCCCCGCTTATGGACGAGTTGCTTAATCTTCAAATCGGTGATCGGTTTGGTAACAGGGATTTTAATGTTAACCCCCGTATATCCGATGCTCGTTTCAAGTAGAGAATAGTAATCCGTATTCAGGTTGAAGTACTCGTCCAGCTTCTCTCTATCAAGTAAGAATCCTAGAGAGAAGTCGATGTTACGCATGGCTGGAATGAACGTTGCGCGGAATGGATGGCTTGTTTTAGAGCTCAGATGTGGAAGTTGGTAGATGTCTTCTGTATCCTTAATGTACTCCCAGATCTGCTTAACACATTTTTCCGCATGTTCATCATACTTGCATCCAGTCATCTGAAATTTTCCGTTTCGGCTGATCTTGAAGTTGATCTGCTTTCCGCCCATCATCATAACCACGGTGACCGAATTGCGAAAATAGTCCTTATTGCCCTTTCCTTGTTTCTTCTTTTTCTTTAACGATACACCACGTACGTTGTTAGCAAGATCTAACGTGATGATAGAACCGTCTTGAATATTCCGATTCGGATCTGCTGTAGTAACTTTTTTCTTACGTCCTCTCCGCTTCGGCACAACTATGTACTCAGTTATGGGCAAAAAATCGAACAATTTCTTAATGTCGATGGTTATGTTGGTCATGACGATGAACGTCTTGGTGCTAACTGGAATATCGTCAAACTCAGGAAACGTCAGTTTCTCGTCTACACTTTGCATATCACTCATGATAATTTGCTACTTAAAGGAAATATTTCTTTAAATCCAATTTTATTTTATCGGGAAACTTGGCGTTTTATTTCACGTATAATAAATGTACTGTGGAAACAATAGAAGAAGCTTAGCTATACGTGTCGACGGTAAGGTGATGGGAACACGGTACCAGTGTTTTAAAAAGGGAATCGGTGTTGGACTCAATCTACCTTATGATCCTTCCTATGCCACGAGATATGTACCTATCGATAGAACAAAAATATATTGCGGAGAAAGCGATGAATTACCAGATGGATACGATCTGTTAGGAAGCTCGAGATCATGTTTACAAAAGGGGGTGGGTGTGGGCAAAACCATTAAAGCTAAGAAACAGCGAGAAGGCAAGAAGAAAAAGCGTTCGCGTAGACGGACTTCCCGTAGGAGATCACGATCCCGTAGGCGTTCCCGTAGGCGATCACGATCCCGTAGGCGTTCCCGTAGGCGATCACGATCCCGTAGGCGTTCCCGTAGACGTAGCACATCCCGTAGGCGTTCCCGTTCCCATAAGCGTTCCCGTAAGCGTTCCCGTAAACGAACAAAATCGAGATCAAAACGTTCAAGACGTTAGCGTAAGGAGTGTCCTAGCTGTGAGAAATTGAATTTGAAAATAAGTTACCTTATCCTCATAGGATGTTTCACGAAAACTTTGAACAGTGGATATTTGGAAATTGGTCAGGAATTAATATGACTTGGACCAGAGCCTTGCCAGTGACCTTGGCCGAGACATGGACTGAAACTTTGTCGGTAACCTTGTCCGAGACATGGATCGGGACTTGGTTTAAGGTCAAGAATTGGCTCAATGATGAGCATAACCTGATCGTTATGTTTGCATTCATGGTCTTCATTTCCTGTTTTGTCCTCATTCGATTCTTGCTAAGGTCGAATGCGGTGGTGGAGGAGGATCGGGAGGGACAAGAGGGACAGGAGGGACGGGAGGAGAATGAGAAACCGGTTGTTCGCGACGATCAGCGTATTCAGCGTATTCTCTTGGAGCGGATCAGCGAGCTCAAAAGCAAGAATGCGGAACTGAAGGAAAAGTTGCAACTCACGGTATCACGCAAAGATGCCGACTATGAAAGGATGTTCGAACTTTTCGGGGATTTTCTCACGCCGGGGTACGAGTATTTCAGCAGGAATTACCGACGAGAAATCAAAATTCGCCATCCCGATCTCACTCCGGCAGAAATATCTTTGAAACTGAACAAGAGATGGTGTAATTTTTCCGACGATCGAAGGGCGTTGTGTGAGAAAATAGCTGAAAAAACTCCTAATGTACCGATGCCGAAGATCGAGCTATGTCAGCTGTGGTTGATGGAAAAAGACCAGCTCGAACAGATCGACGAGAATGTAAAGATCTGGATCAGATTTCTAACCGATAATGGTAAAGACGAGAAAAATCTGGACAAACTGCTCGAGATGAACGATGCTATCGATCTGCGTATGATGAGGTACGAGCGTCGTGGAAAGTGCAAACGCACACCATCCAAGTTCGATTTTGATGCGTCTAGCGGTGACGAAGAGGAGTTGGACGATGATTCGGACGAGAATTGGGAACCGTATATGGAAGAAGAGGATGATGATGAAGAGGATGATGAAGAGGATGAGATTATCGACTCCGATGATGAGGAGGAAGAGGAAATTAAGAAAGAGAAGTAATGAAAACTAGATTTAAAGTGTTATTCGGACATTAATAAAATGTCCGAAAACGAAACTAATGATCCTGCACCCACTTGTTGCGCTCCCAATGCTTGTGGCACTTGTCCCTTTCCAGATCTCTCACAATTGCAACAAATGCTAGAATCTCTCCCTAAAAAGGAGGATGAGAGTGAGAGCGAGAGTGAGAGTGAGTATGATGAAGATAGTGATTCAACTAGTAGCGCGGTAGGTAGAGACAAGCTATTGGACGCAGTTCGAGAACTACTTGAAAGCCATCGTTATCTTTGTAAAGCATTTGCTAGACTTGTTGAGAATGATTAAGAAGTAGATCCAATCTAACCAGTATGTCTTTTCTATTTTTAGCATCTATTTGTCCTGCATCCTGTAACGCCTCGGATACGCGATTGCGAAAGGTTGTCTTTTTCCATCCGGCTTTCATCGCATCATTGTAGAAAACCTCCCAATCTACCACCCATCCATTAAGAATGATCTGGTCTAATATAATGTTTAGTGGAAGGCCGATGGTATCATATAATCGGAACACTCCGGTAACAACCGGTTTTCTCTCCGATGTAAAACCAGAAACTGTCATGCGTGACATTTTAAAGTATGAGGATAATTCTCATACTTTTCAATTTAAAATTGTTGCAGGAGATATTCCAGATCCCGTTTTGCGATTCGGCCTCCAAGTTGATTCGGGCCGTAAAACCACTCTGCAAACTCTCGTGACTTTATCCATTTACTAAAGCGTCTGTATTGCACATAGTTCTTACAGAACCGTTGTAATCGCATCAGTTTCTTCATGTTGTTTTCATATTCCGAATGATACTTTATCCACGGAGAACTTGTTTCGTCGTCTGGTTCAGGGCTGTCAGGAATCTCTGTCAAACTTGGACAATCCCCACATCTTAATTCAACAAGTTTTGGAAGGTTGGGAATCTTTCTAAGCATTTTGCAACTGTCAGCGTCGAGTTTTGTAAGTAAAGGAAGGTCAGGAATCTCAGTCAGATAATTACAATAGCCACACCTGAGTTCAATAAGGTTTGGAAGCGCAGGTAAGAAAGAAATGGACATTCCCCAACAATCTAGTTTTTCCAATTCAGGAAAAGGGTGAATCTCAAACTTCACACAACAACACCTTAGTTCCCTTAGTTTAGGAAACTTGGGAAGCTCCATTTGTGGACCCCATGAACAATCTAGATTGGTAAGATTTGGAAGTGTTGGCAAGTTTAGTAGCTCTACACAGCAACTACAATCGAGTTTGGTGAGTTTAATTAGCATAGGAATCTCTTTTAGGCTCCCACAATATGCACATCCGAGACTAGTGAGATTGGGAACATTTTCAATCTGTTTCAGTTCTGGACAGGATGTACAGGAAATTTTTTCCACCTTAGGAAGGTCACTGATACAAGTTAGCTGTGAACAATGTCCACAGCTGAGATCAACGAGATTGGGAAAATTTCGCACCGTTTTCAAATTTTTACACCCCCAACATATGAGTTTTTCCAACTCTTTTAACTCTGGTAGTTCAATGAGATTGCGCATACGTTGACAGTCGAGAAACGTAAGTTTTGGAAGGCTTGGAAGTTCTTTAAGACCTGTACCGCAACAATAAAGTTTAGTAAGGTTTGGAAGCATGGGAATCTCTTTTAGGTTATAACACTCAGTACAACTAAGTTTAACAAGGTTTGGGAGCATGGGAATCTCTTTTAGGCTGACACAACGATAACAGTGTATTTCTGTCAAGCTCATGATCATAGGAATTTCTCTCAGATTGACACATCCAGAACAACTGAGTTTTTTAGCTCCTTGATAGGCTGGAATATCTGTCAGCCTAATGTGGTAATCGTAATCGAGTTCTTCCATTTTATCGCTACATGAATGTTGAAAATTATATTTTTCAATATAAAATGAATAGATACAAACAAGTTAGGGTTGCTTTGATAGGAGCACCCGGTGTAGGTAAATCCTCGTTAGCTGCCATGTTAAATCGCGAGGCTATTAATTCGTCCTATGTATCTACAATAGGAATCGATATACGATTCATATACGTTCATGACGCCAAGGTAAAGATCATTCTGTGGGATTTAGCGGGACAACCTCGTTTCTCCGAGATCACCAAATCCTTCATCAACGAGTGTGACATTCCAATCTACTGCTATTCCGCTGATAATGAGAGAAGTTACGATGAAATTCTGGACATGTACAGATTACACAAGCGTAAAGGGTACATACGTGATAAAACAGTGATCGTTGTAGCTACCAAGATCGACAGCGTTCGTGGCACCGCATATACTCTCCCAGGAATAGATTTTGAAGCTAAAACCGGAGCACGATTTTTTGCAACCTCGGCTGTTACACAAGCTGGACGTGACGAGATTTTCTCTTATATTAGTGACCGCGTACGACCCAAACCGCTGAGTATTTCTAGAAACGAGCGTAACTCTCCTTGGTGCGGTTGTGTTACCAGTTAGATTTGATTTTATACCCAAGATAAACAGCAAAGGTTGCTAAAACGCCACCGTACGTTAAAGCTACTTCTCGATCCACCTTCATATTGCCCCATTTCTGTCTCGAGCCGATGACAACGAACCAGACACTGGCGACAATATTCGCCAACAGAATGAACATCACTGTCATAAACTTGCCGGAAGATTTACCTGAAAACAATAACAGATAGATGGCTAGTAAGTACAATAACATGCTACCAGCATACAACGCTTGGTTACCACTTTTAGCTATCGGTTTACCACTCTTTTTATCCCTAAGAACAGATATATAACCGAGTCCAAAGGCAACTAACATCAAACCGATGACATATAGGGAGTATTGTGTCTTCCTCATTTATGAAACCGGACATTAAAAAATCCCATACATATTAATGTATGGGAATAAGTACTTTATTTTTCAATCACGTTTTCTATCATTCTTTTACATGCTTTCCCTCCCCACTGCTTCGGGCTGTAGAACCACTCCGCAAACTCCTTTGTCCTCACCCATCTTCTGAAGCGCCAATAGCGTAGATTGTTCCTGCAGAAACGTTGGAGTCGTTTCATTATCTCGATATTCACTTCACAAATGCCTTCTTCTACCCACGTACAGCCGATACAGTTAGAATAAAGGAGACAAGGTGAAGGTGTGGGAATTTCTGTTAGGCTGGTGCAATTATGGCAATCTAACATGATTAGCTTTGGAAGCGCAGAAATCTTTGTCAAGTTGGTACAACCGACGCAATCAAGCTCAACAAGCCTTGGAAGTGCGGGAATCTCTGTTAGACCAGTACAACTATAACACGAAAGTTCTTGAAGCTTTGGAATCACAGGAATCTTTGTTATCTGAACACACTCGGCACAATTAATCTTAGCAAGTCGTCGAGGAAGCTTTGGAAGCTTTGTCAGTCCAGTGCAACGATAACAATAAAGTTCTCTGAGATTCGGGAAGAAAGGAATCTCACTCAAGCCGGTACAGCAATAGCAATTAAGTTCAATAAGCTTTGGAAACTTGGGGAGCTTTGTTAGGTTAGTACAGTCGCCACAGTAAAGAACGATAAGCTGTCGAAGCTTAGGAATCTTTGTTAGGCTGGTACAATTTAAACAAGTAAGGTTAGTAAGCTTTGGAAGTTTGGAAATCTCTGTCAGACTGGTGCAATTACAACAGTAAAGTGTACCAAGCTTTGGAAGCATAGGAATCTTCATCAAGTTGGGACAATTATTGCAGTCAAGTTTAGTAAGGTTTGGAAGCTCAGGAATCTCTCTTAGACCAGTACAACCACTACAGTCGAGAGTCTTGGTTTTCTCATCATATTCTCCATCACAGATGCGACACATCCTACTCATTCGTAGCAGATTGACGAGATTTTCAATTTTAATATTCAAGTTGAGAAGAATTTTTCAATGTTTCTCTTGCTCGCTTTTCCTCCCCACTGCTCCGGACTGTAGAACCACTCCGCGAACTCCCTTGTCTTTACCCACCTCTTAAAGCGCCAGTACTTAAGGTTATTCTTGCAGAAACGCTGAAGTCGTTTCATCTTCTCGATGTTGTCATCGCAACCATCCTCAACCCATTTACAACCGTTACAGTTGGCATAAGCGAGATGTGAGATGTCAGGAATCTCTGTTAGAGTAGTACAATTAGAACATTCTAGTATGGCGAGCTTTGGAAGCGCAGGAATCGTAGTTAGGTTAGTGCAACTGTTACAATAAATCGACCGAAGATTTGGAAGCATGGGAATCTTCGTTAGACCAGAACTACCGCACCAAAGTTCTCTAAGCTGTGGAAGTACGGGAATCTTTGTTATCTGAACACATTCATTACAACTAAGTTCAACAAGTTGTTGCGGAAGTTTTGGAAGCTTTGTTAGACCAGTACAGCGAGAGCAATGAAGTTTTTTCAGCTTCGAAAGGAAAGGAATCTTTGTTAAGCCGGTACAACCATAACAATCAAGTTCGGTAAGCTGTGGAAACTTAGGAATCTTCTCCAGGTTAATACACTCGCCACAATAAAGTTCGATAAGTCGCGGAAGCTTTGGAATCTTCGTCAGACTTGTACAACCAAAGCAATAAAGTACTTCTAGCCTAGGAAGCATAGGAATCTCTGTTAGGTTAGTGCAACCTATACACCAAAGTGTGGTGAGATTTGGAAGCATGGGAATCTCTGTTAGACCAGTACAGACGTGACAACCAAGTTCGGTGAGAGTCGGAAGTATAGGAATTTCTGTCAGGTTGGTACAGCCACGGCAATAAAGTATTCTTAGCCTTGGAAATACAGGAATCTTCGTTAGACTAGTACAACCGTTGCAATCAATTTCAGTAAGCTTTGGAAGTGCGGGAATCTTTGTTAGATTAGTACAATCATAACAGTCAAGCTTAGTGAGTTGTGGAAGCATGGGAATCTTTGTTAGATTAGTACAGTTGCGACAAAAAAGCGTTCTTAGCTTTGGAAGCACAGAAATCTTTACCAGACCAGTGCAATTACAACAATTAAGATAAGTAAGCTCCGGAAGCTCAGGAATCTCTGTTAGGCCAGTGCAACTATAACAGTCAAGTTTAGTAAGGTTTGGAAGCTCAGGAATCTCTGTTAGATTGGCACAACCACTACAGTCGAGAATCTTGGTTTTCTCATCATATTCTCCATCACAGATGCGACACATCCTACCCATTCGTAGAGGATTGGTGAGATTTTCAATTTCAGTAAAAAGCCCTTATCGTCTTGATAAGGGCTTTGATATTTAAGTTGAGAAGAATTTTTCAATGTTTCGCTTACACGCTCTTCCACCCCACTGCTTCGGGCTGTAGAACCACTCCGCAAACTCCTTTGACTTCACCCATCTTCTAAAGCGCCAATACTTAAGGTTATTCTTGCAGAACCTTTGGAGTCGTTTCAGTTTCTCGATGTTGTCATCGAAATCGTTGTTGTAAACCTCTATCCACGTGCAACCATTAACATTAAGATTTGAAAGCGTGGGAATCTCTGTTAGACTAGTACAATATTCACAGTTGAGTTGATCAAGCTTTGGAAACGCAGGAATCTTCACCAGGTTAGTAGAGCCACACCAAAGTTGAGTAAGCTTTGGAAACATGGGAATCTCCACCAGATTAGCACAGCCACAACAACAAAGAAAAGTGAGCTCTGGAAACATGGGAATCTCCACTATGTTGGAGCGATTGCACCAGAGTTCAATAAGATTTGGAAATTTGGGAATCTTCGTTAGATTAGCACAATCATCACACCAAAGTTTAGTGAGCTTTGGAAGCATGGGAATCTCTGTTAGATTAGTATTAGAACAATAAAGTTCGCTAAGCTTTGGAAACATAGGAATCTCAGATAGGCCAACACAGCCATAACAACTAAGTTTAGTGAGCTTTGGAAACATGGGAATCTCCGCCAGATTAGTATAACTACAACTAAGCCAAGTTAGCTTTGGAAACATAGGAATCTCAGATAGGCCAGTACAGCCATAACAATTAAGTGTAGTAAGCTTTGGAAACATAGGAATCTCAGATATGCCAATACAGCCATAACAATTAAGTGTAGTAAGCTTTGGAAACATAGGAATCTCCGTTAGGTTGGTACAATGCCAACAAGAGAGTTTAATCAGTTTTGGAAGCATGGGAATCTTTGTCAGGTTAGTGCAATAATAACAATGAAGTTTGACAAGTTGTGGAAGCATAGGAATCTCCGTTAGGTTGGAACCATGACAATCAAGTCTGGCAAGCTTTGGAAGTACAGGAATCTCCGTCAGGTTGAAACAATCGCTACAATAGAGTTTAGTAAGCTTTGGAAGTATAGGAATCTTTGTAAGGTTGGTGCAACCATTACAAAAAAGTTTAGTAAGCTTTGGAAGTACAGGAATCTCCGTAAGGCTGGTACAACCATTACAATCGAGAACCTTGGTGGTTTTCTCATCATATTCTCCATCACAAATGCGACACATCTCTTCTCATTCATGGAGAATCGATTGTTTTTTCAATTTATGTGGAAAGCCCTTATCAAGAACGATAAGGGCTTATTTATTTATACTGTAGTAAAGAATTTTTCAATGTTTCTCTTGCTTGCTCTTCCTCCCCACTGCTCCGGATCGTAGAACCACTCCGCGAACTCTTTTGTCTTTATCCATCTCCTAAAGCGCCAGTACCCAAGATTGTTTCTGCAGAAACGCTGAAGTCGTTTCAGCTTCTCGATGTTGTCATTCTCCAACCATGCACAACCGTTACGGTTGAGAAATGAGATATTTGGAGGCGTGGAAATCTCTATCAGATTAGTACAAGCATAACAACTGAGTGAAATGAGCTTTGGAAGTAATGGAATCTTGGTTATGCCGGTACATTCTTCACAGCTAAATGAGACAAGCTTTGGAAATACGGGAACCTCCGTTATTGGACAATGACTGCAATCGAGCACAGTAAGGTTTGGAAGTGCAGGAATCCTTATTAGACTAGTACATTCATCACAATAGAGTGTGAAAAGCTTTGGAAGCATAGGAATCTCAGATAGGTCAGTACAACCATTACATGTAAGTGTAGTAAGCTTTGGAAGAACGGGAATCTTCGTTAAGCTAGTACAATCGTCACAATCAAGTTCGGTAAGATTTGGAAGTGCGGGAATCTTCGTTAGATTCCTGCAACGATTACAGTAAAGTATAGTAAGATTTGGAAGCATAGGAATCTCCGTCAGATCAGTACAATTATAACAATTGAGAAACTCTGTTTTCTCATCATATTCGCCTTTGCAGATGCGACACATCCTATTCATTCGTAGAAGATTGATGATTTTTTCAATTTCACACAAGCAAAAAAGCCCTTATCGTTTTGATAAGGGCTTTTTTGCTTTACTCACTGATATCGTCCCATACACTGTTCAAGACATCGTGGTTCAACGCAGCCACTGAGCCTTCGGGAGCGTTTTCCACGAGTCGAACCACCTCTGGCAACAACGGCGGATTGAATTGAATGGGCTTTCCATTCTTGAAGTATAGAATGACCGAGCGACTCATCAGCCGATAGCTCTTGCGTAGTTTAGAGCTGTACAAGAGGTCGTGATAATGGCGACGCTGGTAGTTCGACAGAGTTGGTCCGTCCAGCCAAAGATTACCGAAGGCTTCTATGAGATTGAACGTGGGTTCTTTCCTTTCGACCTTCACTTTATCATATTCTCCTTTGCAGATGCGAGACATCCTTCTTTCATGTGGAAGATGATCGGTTTTTTCAATTTTGTATAAGGGCTCTTTAGAGGATCAATAAAATTATGCGTTGTGATGAGTTCATTGTCTGTACAGTTTTCATTCATGCAGAAGCTGGGACGAACCATCTGTTTCAAAGCAAAATCTGTAGGCTGATAACCCAACTCAATAAGTCTGGTTTTGAAAGAGAGGAACTTGCTCATTTCAGTAGCGCGTTCATTTTTCTTCATTCGAAGTGCTAGCGCTTCGAGTCGTCTCCATGTTTCAGCGCTTTTATCGCCAGGAAAGAGCTTTTTGTACATATCTGGAAATTTACTTGCCATTTCCGCCTCCATTTCCCCCAACACCCAACGCTTTCCAGAAGGGTATGCGGACTGAATATACTTGTCCCATATTTCCCAAAGTGGTTTATTCTCAGACATACTACAAAATCCATTCATGTTGTCCACAAAAATCATTTGTAACGTGGAAAAGGCTCAATCATGCGTGATTGAGCCTTTTCGGTGAGGTCCACGAGCACAATGAGCACAGATTGAACTTGGCCTTTTTGTTTGCGGAGGTTGAATGAGGTTCTTGATGCGACCAAGTAGTTCTCGGCGAAACTGAATGCGCTCACCGTTCTTGAAAAAGATAATGATGGAACGCCCAACAAAATCGTGTTCAAAGATTTCCGACGTTTGTAGTAGCCTTGCGTATCTTTCCTCCTGGTAGTCACTCAAGCCGGGAAGTGATGTGATGTCTTTCATCCATGCATAAATCCTTGCCATTTATTCTTTCACTTTCAATTTATTTTCGTCCAACTTGATGTCGTATTGCGACAAATACACTCGTTTTACAGGTTCGGAGATGAACAATTTTTCCTCGGTCTTGAGAAAGCGCTTGATCACCTTTTTCACGATCACCTCGTCAACCTTACCGATGAGAAGAAGATCGAGACAGCTCAGTCCTTCACTGTCAAAAGTGTTAGGATCAGCTCCAAGCTTAAGACAAGCCTTGATGCCATTGTAATCCCGTTCTCGACAATAGTGAGCCAATGCGGTTGACGTGTACTTACTCTGATACTTACTCTTTCCCCGTGTGGGAAACTGTTCATCGATCATTTCTACTGAGCCGATGATCTTGATTACATCGGCTTCCGTGGTCAAAGAAGGTTCTTCATAGTCTCCAGCAAACTTGGCGTAGATTCGTGGCGCGTACTTAACATAACCCTGTTTAGCGAGATTTTGAATGGCATTGGCGGCCGCGGCTTGTTGTGCGTCGGCCTTGAGAGCCGCAGACCCCTCTCCGATCTTAATTTTACGGTACTGGCCAACGATCTTCTTTGTATTGATAGTACCGTCCGGCCGTTCCGCATATCGCCCGCCATCATATCGGTATGCGACTGAGTGGGTGATCAGATCGTCCTTTGTCTCTTCGTAGACAAGAGGACCGAGATTATCCACATGGATGTCGAACAACTCCTTCAATCGAGTCTTGGCATCGTACAGATCTTCGTATCGCAATGAGATGTCCATGTCGTCGAAGATGGCCGTGAGAATCTTATACACGCACGCGTAACCCACTCCATACATGGTCTGCTCATCAAGAATGGTTTCAGTCACGCCGAGAAAAGCTTCGAAAACATCTTCCAGTAAAGGCTTCATCTTGCGCTGACGCAGATCGTTGGTAGCTGAGATGAAGTCCCAAAAGCCAAGCTCCTCTGCGATCTTGTAAAAGGAGTTTTTGCTTCCATAGTTGATGCGTAGACGAGCGGCAACTTTTACACCTTCTGCACACTTGAGTTGTGGAAAGCGTCGATATATGTACCAGACGATAAACTTGTTTCCAGAAAGGTCACCCAACTGTTCATAGACTTGATAATTGTTGTTGGGATCGATCTGTTCGGATGTAAAAGCCGCACCATATTCTTGTAGAGATTCAGGAGAGGTCAGAATCTCTACATAGTTTTTCTTGATTTTTCCCTTCTTCAAAACACTTTTAATCAGGGTTTTGAAGGTTTTGCCTCGATCACCGAGGTAGATACCTTTCAATGTTTCTAGTGTTGTCATAGCTATAATGATGTGGATTTTGTTCATAAATTTCAATTTGAAAGTTCGGGCGAAGGTACAAACCAGGACGGCAAAGGCGGATCGGCGGGTGGTGGAGTAAGATGGATAATAACCCGAAGCAATACCCAAAGCAATATGCAAATCAAAATCACGCAATCGCAATCGCAATCTTGCTTTCTCTCAAGCTTCTTCCTCTCCTTGTCGAGAATCTCCTCGAATTCTTGACGCTCTACAGAACAAGATGTGCAATACTTACGTCCGAATTGATCAGTATAGTTGAAGTGCTCATCGCAAAAAAGCAGTCTGCACTTGCAACACTCTCCTCTCAGACCAGGACGTCCCTTCAGTCCTCCGACAATGAAAATATCATCACTCTGCTCAAGCGAAATAACGTTGTTACAGTGTTCAAAGTAGCACCTGTCACTCATTTGAAGGATCGCGAGCGTGATGATATTTTCAATTTTAAATAAGTTAAGCCCTTACAATTTGTAAGGGCTATAATTTAATTGAAAACACAATGCCACTTCTTCCGTCCAGCTGTCGGCGTCAGGGATGTGATGGTACAGTTGGTACCCCAACACTTGTTGTACAATGTAACATAGTTGTCGACATCTTGTTGTAGTTCGCTTCCGTCCTTCACCAGGTATTGTCCTTGAAGTAGTCCTGTTGGCGTCTCATAGGTCACTGTATGCGTAGTTTTTCCGACTTTGGCCCAGTAACTCAGATATCCGTCCACAGCTTTTTTGAACGGACCGAAGTCGATCGGGCCGGAGGTTTTAAGCCCGTACAACTTGGGGAACCGTTGTATATTATGGTACACTACGAACAACGCTGAAATTTTTTGAACTATCGTCTCGCGGTTAACATAGTCGAGAATCTTCTTGTGTTTTCCATATTTTGCATATGCGAGGATATCCTCCCAATTCCCTTTGTACATGGGAAGAAGACGTTGTACACATCCTAAATGACCATCTCGCAATGCATAAAACACGTTGTTTGGGTCATCCGATAAACAACAGTGTTGTAGATAACCCCAGTCAAACAGACGTTGCTGATAACAAGAAATGTAAACTGGAACATACGTCTTGCCCTTTTGTTTTATTCCGGCGAATATATCCTTGTCATCATACCATCTCGTACAGTGAAAATCGAAGTCTATCTGCGAATCAAACACGATGTTGCACCGTGTACACTTAAACCCAGTCGCATCAATTTTGAGCTCGGGATGCTGATCTTCCACATCAGCATCATTGTTCAATTTGTTTAGAGAAAGCATAATCAGTTTACCTCTTCCACTTGAAAGCGAATTTCAATTGTGGCTTCACACAAACGTGAAAAAGCCCTTACAATTTGTAAGGGCTTTTTCACTGAAAGTTAGGTTACTAGTCGGTCCGTTTCTCCCACTTCTCGTTAAACGCATCCATCGCTTTCTGATACCGCACACAATCCTGTTTGTACATTTCATTCCAGCATGCACGATCTGCTTGTCCCCTCCACATTTCAGCGAGTTTTCTAGTGGTGTCCCTTGGATGTAGACCAGGATTGTCCTTACGAACCTGAGATCGCATCTCCATGCAAAAGAAACAATAGGCTGAACGAGGGCGTTTAGGGAAGTTGGGATCCTGCTTCTTGAGTGCACGTTCCCTTTTCTTCTCAAATTCCTGAAAGAGTTTTTTGATCTCATTGGTCAGCTGCTTGAGCGCCTGTTCCTTGCGCTCCTGTTCCTTGCGTTCCTGCTCCTTGGAGAATTGGCGAAGAACCGCCATGAACATATTATCAATTGAAATGTTGGTAGACATTCTCAAAACTGAATGAAGAGTTAGGAAAAAATTCAATTGTAACGGAAGAGCCATTGCCTGGACATTCAAACGTGAAAAAGCCCTTACAAATTGTAAGGGCTTTTATTAAGAAGATTGAATGGGTGGTGGGTGTTTACACCACCACAAGGTCAAAGTTGTTGAGGGATCCGCTCCTGCTGAGAGTGTCGATGACTTCTTGAAGCTTCGTGGCCGGAATTCGAAGAACCGTCTTGGTTGGCGTTGCGCTGAGAACCGATGTTGGCACAAGGATGGAAGGAACCTTCGGCGCGCTCGGCGTGCTCGACTTGCCCAGGTCCAACTTCCGTGCCGGAGTTCGAAGAGTGCTTTGAGGTGCTCGTCCCAGAGGCTTGACTATGGGTTTGGGCTTGCGAGAGTGCTCACAAGTGGGAGGAAGGTTTGGCTTCTCGCGTCCAGTGCGATCAAGGAACTCGTCCACGCTTTCCAGCGATGGGTGAAAGAAGTTGCACGACTTTTCGGACCCAAAGTTCCTGCAGACACTGTCGAAGGTGCAAGAGGGGGGATTCCACGTGTCCAGACTGTGCGCGAAATCGCACTTGTGACGGAAGCAGACACCGAAGTCACCACCCTCTTCCTTGGGTGTAACGAAGTAGCAAGGCTTCGTTCCCTTGAGGCGTTCAGACATGGCTTTCTTGTCCTGAAGTGTTGCAAAGGCCCGACTGACCGGATCGTTCGGATCGTGCTGGTGCCATTTTTGTGCCCGATTCCTCTTGAGCTCTTCGATCCGAGAGTGAGAAACGACAAAGGTGCTGGTTCCCTTTCTTCCTCCCTTCTTGGGAACCCACTTTGCAGAGGCATTGAGCGATGGCCAATCCTGATCATCCGCCTGATCCTCCACCGGCTCCACATCCGCCTGATCCTCCACCGGCTCCACATCCTCCTGATCCTCCTGATCCTCCTGCTCCACGATGATCTGCCCAAAGGTAACGGGTTGCTCCACCGCCACCTCCACATCATCATCCCATGCGTCAGCCACCTCTTCGTCCTCGTTGATCGACTGCAAATGGTCCTCGATAGAAGGTTCCTTGATCTCTTCGAGCTTGCGCTTTTCTCGCTTGACCCTCTTCTTGTTCACGACCGGTGTGAACTCCATATTCATAGGCATACTGATGGTAGCCATAATCACTTTTTCAGGCGCAGTTGAAACTAAATTTCAATTTCGAAAAATTTGCGTTGGCAAACCTAACGCAAGAAAGCCCTACCAAGTTGGTAGGGCTTTCTTGCGTGTTTCTCGATTAGAAACCAAACTTGATGCACATCGCTTGAGCACACTCTTTCGCACGTTTGGGATTGATCCCGATGTCGACCTCAAGGAAAATCTGAAACTCTTCCAAGTTGCAATCATTGATCCAAAACTGTGCGATCAATTCGTTCACAGTTTTAATGTGCCTTTTGTGACATTGTTCAGCCTCATGTTTCCCAATGCCGGGCACAACATATTTGAACAAGTCCTGATTTTTAGGACCTGGTTTCATGAATTCACGATAGATATCCATAGCACCTTTTCATATCTTTTTCTTCAAATTTTCAATTTGAGAAGAATTTTTCAATGTTTCTCTTGCTTGCTCTTCCTCCCCACTGCTCCGGATCGTAGAACCACTCCGCGAACTCCCTTGAGTTCACCCATCTTTTGAAACGCCAGTACTTGAGATTGTTTCTGCAGAAACGCTGAAGTCGTTTCAGCTTCTCGATGTTGTCATCAAAATTCTTGTTTTCCTCCTCCAACCATGTACAACCGCGACAAATATACGATTTTCTCGGGACGGGAACCTTCGTCAGGCTAGTGCAACCATTACACCAAAGATCAACGAGATTTGGAAACATGGGAATCTCTTTTAGGTTAGTTCTGCAACAATTGAGCACCATGAGATCCGGAAATTTGGGAATCTCTGTTAGACCAGAACCATTGCAATCAAGTACAACAAGATCTGGAAGCATGGAAATCTTCGTCAGATTGGTACAATCGTTACAGTTAAGTTCGACAAGCTTCCGAAGCTCGGGAATCTTCGTTAGGTTAGTACAACCATCACATCGAAGTACAGTAAGCTTTGGAAGCTCGGGAATCTCTGTTAGGTTACTGGCACGACTACAGTTAAGTTTAACAAGCTTTGGAAGCTCGGGAATCTCTGTTAGGTTATTGCTACGACCACAGTTAAGTTCAACTAGCTTCGGAAGCTTGGGAATCTTCGTCAAGTTAGTACGACTACAGATAAGTTCAACAAGCTCCGGAAGCTCTGTTAATTTCGTACAACCACGACAATCAAGCACAATAAGCTCCGGAAGCATAGGAATCTTCGTTAAATTAGTACAATTCCAGCAAAAAAGTTCAGTAAGGTTTGGAAGCTCAGGAATCTCTGTTAATTTCGTACAATTACGACAATTGAGAAACTCTGTTTTCTCATCATATTCGCGTCTGCAGATGCGACACATCCTATTCATTCGTAGAAGATTTTGAAGATTTTTCAATTTTCAAACGTAAAGAAGCTCTTCCAAGTTGGAAGAGCTTCTTTACGTCGCTTGTCGACGACTTATTGTTCGTTCTCGTTCTCTTTCTCTGTTCTGCGTCGCTTGTCCGGCTTGTAAAGACGACACCTGCTACACTGTTTCGTCTTGGCGCGATGAACGATCTCACATTTGCACCACCATTTGCCACACTCGCACTTGTCAGTGGGCTCGTTCTCTTGGTCGCAACACTCCCATGTTTTTGTGGGTGTTGCGACCATTTTGCGTCGCTTGTCCGGCTTGTAGCGTTTACAAGTGGAACACTGTTTCGTCTCCGCGCGATGAACGATCGTACATTTGCACATCCACTTGCCACATTTGCACTTCTCCTGCAGATCGTTTTTCTGTACACCATCCTGATGATCCCAGCACTCCCATGAAATGACATCCCATGATGGACCGTCATCGTCGTCACTCTCACTCTCGTCGTCACTCTCACTTCCACTCTC